TTGCTCATCTTTTCTCCTTTATTTAATTAAAAAAAACTACTCAAAAAACAAAGAGGCAAGCCGAAGCTCACCTCTTTTTCTGTTAAAGGAGATAAAGACTACAGCAGCTTTAGCTGTTTATCCTCATCTTTAGGCAATTCCCAACAATGCTCTTGTTTGCCATACATTCCCTCTTCCATCCTGCTTGTCTTAACAAGTTTACCTTTATTAGTAAGAGTATTAATAGCTCTTCTAATGCTTGTTATTGGAGTACTTGAATTATAATCTCTTGTATATACTGTCCATACAAGTGAGGGAGTCATCTTCTTTACATCAGCAAATCTATAAAAGATATATTCTATACTTTCTTCTTGAGTCATTGCTTTTTCTTTAGACTGTATCAGTTCAGAACCAGTCTCTTTATTAGTATTGTGATAAGATTGTATCATACTCTCATTCCTTTGCTTACATAAGTTGTTATACTATAGCTCTCTGTTATCTTAGGTCTTGCATTACGATTAACAGCAAGTTCATGATGAGAGATTTTCTCGAACCTTAACATCCAGTCTCCCATTGGAGTGTCTGGATAATGTAGTTTTAGTTTTTCATTAATATGTTTAGGTAGTGCCCTTATTACCTTCTTCATTGCCTGTTCCTTTTGCTTCGTATGGATATACTCCATTTACTTGTTTATATAGTTTATTGTATTGTTCTTCTAAACACTTACACCAATGCCAAAGAGCATTAATGTCTTCTGTCTTATTGTTTAAAGATTTAATAGCCCAAGTATTCTTTTTTACTTGAGCAATGATCTCTTGTTTAGTCTTACTCATCTTGGATTATCCTTTTAGTTATCAACATATCCACAGAGTGTAGCGAGAAGTACACTACACCCTGTTTTTATGTGTTTGGTTATATATAGTTTAGTATATAATATATATATAGTTAATTCAGGTTTAATCCTGCATTATCTAAGAGATCTTTTAGTTCTCCAACTACATCTTGTTTAGAATTTTCTTCTTCAAATCTCTCTATAAAGCTATCAAGATTAGCCATACTGATACATAAAATATGTAAGACAGTCTCAAACATCTTGTCTCTTTTATCTTGATCAGTTTCTTGATTAAAGATTTCTATAGTTTCATCAAGTTGATCGCCTTCTATCTCATTAGCCATTAAGCAACAAACTGCTGCAAACAATATTCTTGCAGGGTGTTTATCTTTATTATCTTTATCTCCCATCATCTCTGTTGAGATTAATCCAAACTTCATCATTAGTTCATGATGTATCATGCTCATTTGCCTATCCTTTATTTAAATTTAAAAATACAACCACAAACAAAGCTTATCGACTAAAGTTAGACGATAATGCTTTGCACAATAATACTTATCACCATCTTTTACAACTGCTACTTTTTTACACTTTTCACATCTATTCATCAAATCTGCTCCTGAAGTTTATATTAGACTTATCAAGGAAGTATTTATATTCAGCAACTTGTGCTTTAAGTCTTATAATATCTTTACCTTGATCTTTAATTATGCTGCTTGCATAGATAGTTATTATAAGCATACCAAGAGCACAATAGAATAGTTTATCTTTAAATATTTTCATTGCTTTATCCTTTAAATGTTGCTCCCTTAGGAGCCGAAATGTTAAGTTGGAAAGAGAGACCACATAAGCAGCCTCTCTTCATTCAGAACAGTAAGATTAACCTTAGATATAATTAAAGGTTACAGGTGTATCAAGATCTTCATTATATGTATCACATACAAGTTCCATCTCATCTTTATCTCTACATAAAGCACCTAAATCATGACAGTATAATGCTTCTTTAGGAAGATCATCTCCTTCAAAGTCAATATCATTTAGCCAGACAGTGAATACTTTATCTGCTTTCTTTTGACCTTTCACCATTACAGTACATCTGCCACCTTCTAAGCCGAATACATTTACAGACTTAGACTCATTATTTGAATAGAAGAAGCCATAGTCTTTATTAAAGGCTCTCCATACTTTGATTATGTTCATAACATCCTTCTTTTGTTTGTTAATTAACTGTGGATATGCAACATTACATACCCAAAAACAAAGCTCATTAGCTTATATTAAGTTTAGTCTTAAGTTGATTGAGAATACTTAGTCTCGCCTGCCTGTTTAGCTTTTATTTCTTTAAGTTGTTGTATTAGTCTACTGTTTCGGTTCACTTGGGGTGAACATCTTATAAGTTTAAGCAAGTTTAGCAAGTTTAGAGAGCCATATTAGCCCCTCATTAGCAAGTTTAGCTAACGCTATTAGCAAGCTCGCCTTTAGCTCTAAGCTAAAAATGGTAGTCGGTAGACGAGAGGGACTATGAAAGAACTTGCTATAATCACAGCCCCTGTAACCTCATCCTAATGTCAAGCTATCTACTTGGATTCTTCGATGACTTGTTTGGCATCATCTTCAGTAAAAGCAATATACTCTAACTTCTCGATGTACCATACAACTCGTGGAAGTGTTTCAAACTGTTCTGAACAATCTAAATCATTCATCCAAACAGTCTTGACATCATCTACTTTGCCCTTGGTTTGGATAGTCATAGTGACTTCTCCAAGACCTCCAAAAGACACAGGCTTTCTAACAGTTGAACTGTAGAAACTTCCATGGTCTGCTGAAGTACCAAGATACATTTTGATGTATTCCATAAGGTATCTCCTATCTGTTCTGAAATTGGGACTAAGCCGACCAACCTATTCAAGCATAGGTCGAAGTCCCACCAATGACATAGAGTAGAGTCTATGCCAAGACACAAGAGACTATGCTGAAGCGTAGCGAAAGCATCTACAGCGTATGACAATAGTCTAAGAGAGTATGAGAAGAAACTAACATATTTGATTGAAAGATAACTGATTTTGAATGAGAAATACCGTATAAGAGGGGGTGGGTAATATAAATTAGTGTCTGCATTAAAATGCCCCAATTTTTCAGCTTTTGTCTTAAGTGTAGTTGAGCTTAACTTTAAGCCATGAGATTCTATACAATCAAGAAGGTTGCACATGCAGTTTATGATATGCCTGAAGAATGCCCAGATATAAGCTATCTTGAAGACTGGAGACAAGCAGATGTAGGCGACTGGGTATTAGCAGATGATGGATGCATAATCCAAGTCTTAAGAAAAGGCACTATGAAGAGAAACTCTAAAAAGACTCCCTTTGTAGACTATATAGGCACTTGCACTGGTACTTTTTCTTGTGAGCCTCATAAGAAGATGGATACAGAGAAAAGAAAGAACATCTATTCATTCGGTGGTGATAAGACTTATGCAGATCACATGACATCAAGAAAGAATCCTACTGAAAAAGAAATTCTTTTTACTAAGAACTTAATACTTGGTATGCAACCCAAAGAAGCATATAAACAGGCTTATCAAAACAAAAGCGATAAAACAGCCTCTATAAAAGCTTCTATACTATTAAAAACTGAAAGGGTACAAAAGCTAATGAAAGAAGAAATTAAGCCTGTATTAAAAGAACTTGGCATAACACCTGAAATAGTCTTAGGTGGCATTAAAGATATTGCATTGGATGGTGATAAAGACTCTGATAGGCTTAAAGCACTAACTGAACTTGCAGATATACTTGAGATTAAAGATGAACAAAAAGTGACTGATATACAAGGTGCAGTCTTCCAAGGATTTGAACCTCAACAATTAACTTCTGCAGAAAGACCTAAATTAAAGGAGAATAATGGCTAAAATATTTGATATGTTTAAAAAAGACATGGAAGAATCTCCTCCTCCAGTCTTTAGATATGATCTATATGGTAAAACAAAGAACAGAGAACCTATGTATGCATGGATTAATATGGATACTGGTGAATGGGTGCAAGATGATTTTAAAGGCAAGATGCTACCTAAAGGAGCTATAAAAGAGTATGGTGAAAGCATTAAGAAGTATCAGAAAGAACTTCTTGATAAAGGTCAAATGTTACCTCAGAATCCAACTCCTCCTGTTCAGATAAACAAAGAGACTAATGAGCGTAATATGCTAAAGAAAATTTTTAACTATGTAAAAGGACAATAATGGCAGCTAAAAAACCTGTTAAGAAAGTGGAAAAGAAAGTGGA